CAACTTCTTGTGCTTGGTCAACGCTCATTCCAGTTGCGGCTTCTGTATCGCCTTTGAAACTCACAATGTCGGAGCCTGGGTCAATTGGATTGAGTATGTTGCTAAGTGGTGCGGCACTGACCATGTCGTTAATATTTTGATCTGTTACGTTGACACCCATTGACTGTGCCAGTTCAATAAATGCAGTCTTACTAATTTGTTTTGATGCTGCTTCGTCGTCTGCCCTGTCAGCAAGAAAGGTAGCCAATGCCGCAAGTGTTTGGGCATCAGCTCTTGATTCAACAAATTCATGTAAACGCATTATCTGCGGCCGCGACCCAAGCCGGTTTTGACTGGCTCTTCTTCTGCATCAACTTCTTCTGCATCAATTTCTGCGTCAATGTCCAAGTCTAACTCGTCGCCAGCATCGGCCATTGGGTCAACTGGTAATTCGGCATCAACATCTGTTACGCCTGGAACTACAGGAGCTTGACCAGTTACTGTTCCCATGGCACCTTCGAGTTGTGCTTTGGAACCTTGCAAGTTTTGTACCATACCGCCCAAGGCAGCAGTTGCATCAGCATTGAATTGTGTTGCTTGCTCGTAGCCAATTTCGTTACGGATTTGATCAACCAACGCAGGCAAATCCTTGAACTGCAATGAAGTAACTTGTTCAATCATTTTTTGCACTTGGTCCACCATGTCTTGGCTGGCAAGAATAACTTGAGCTTGTTGGACTTCACTTTCACTCAACTGACGACCCAAACGACGACGGCTTTCGGCGGTCACTGCTTGTAATGCTGTGGCTTTTACTATTTCTTGTTCGTCTGGTGTAAGATTCTGACCAGCCGCTGTCTTGGTCATTGCAGCTTTGAGTTTGGGGTCTTGAATCTTGTTAATCTCTTGCTTGGCTTTGTTGGCATCTGCTGCACCGGTGCCGACACCGCCACCTGCTGTGGCAGGAAATTCTTCACGAATCTTCTTGGTCAGCACTTGTTCCATCATCACCAATTTTAAGTAAGCAGAACTTTTCTCACTGCCGTGATATGCAGGTGTGCCACGATGCTCACTGATCAATCCGCGAACTTTTCCTAGCATAGCATTTGCTTGACGCTTTGAAATAGATTCAAAGGTAATACTTTTACCAAAGTAACTTTCGAATACTTTAGCGATTTGTTTTGTTTGTGGCAGTATGGCCAAGTCTTGCAGTTTCATTATCGAATCCTCGTTGTTGATAATATTTAGCCCAATTAACACAATCGGCTAACCTATTTTCTATCTCTTTTTTCTGTATAATTTTATTTTCTAACTTAGTGAGTATAATTTCGTGTTGTTCGGCATTTTTTATACGATCGCCAACCAACGCTCTTGTGGTAATATCTACTGTTAAAAAATGTAAGTTATTGTCTAAATTCAGTATATCCCGGGCTTTGTTGTACTGTTCAAATTTGTCGGCTATGCACCAGCTTAACGCTGCTCGTGAACTGTGAAAAAGCCCGACTTCGGTCAATGAGCAATACACTCTATAACCCTGCGGTTCTTTGACAATACGATAACGTCCAAATACTTCGTATTCGCCTGTTTCGTTTTTTAAAATACTATTTGGTTGTAGTGCAGCAAAGTTGTCTTTGAACAACGATTTAAGTTTTTTATCTAATATCATTTAATAACAAAAGTCACAAGAAAATATCCAATGATGGCCAACAATACACCAATGGTGCTGATGCCCCAGGTCATTATTTGTTCATTACGACGTGAGTTCATTTTTTGAACTAGATCGCGTACCTCGCACACTACCGCGTCTAATCTGTTAATTTTAGCATTCACACCGTCAAGTTTTGATTCCATAGCATTATAACGTTCTGCGCATAATTCCACATGTGCCTCCAAACTTTTTTTCTCTATATTGGTAGTATCAACCATCTAAGTCTCCGTTGAAGTATTTATGGAGATTAGCGTAAACCATATATTCTGAGCAGGGCCAGATGTGGCCAGCATGGGTAACAATTCAGGCCTGTTGTCAAGTTCAACCAGCATAGGAACACCGTCTGCATCAGATCTCAACACACGAGTTGGATCTGCATCGTCGCCGTAGATGTGATCAGTTTCGGTTTCAAATTCAAACATCCAAGCACTGTTGGTTGTGTCCGTAACAGGTGTTTGCAAACGAAACAGTTGAGTTCTTAGTCCGAGTATTTGTGTTATGGTTTCCCAGTTGCGCTGTTGATTACGTGAACGGGTCCATGATTCTAGATCTGTTATTGTATTCCCAGCGGCATCGCGGAATGGAATCTTTGCTGGTTTAAAATGTCCTGTGATGCCTGTTGCGGTTATATCAAAGAAAGTTTGTACTGCATACTTCATGTGTTCTTCTTGCTTAATTCGTATAGCACTTCAATTTTATTACATAAGTCTTCAAGTGCTGTGTTGCCGTGACGAGATTCAAATATTTCTGCCCATTTTCTTTTTCTTTCCAATTCTTCTAACTCTTGTTGTAGTTTGGGATCTTGGTAGTGCAATGAGCGACGTTTATCACCAGGCTGGCGAGCATATACTGTTCGGCCGCCATCGGGACTTTCAAATATTGTTACTTCGGTTATTTTGCTTACCATCATAGTATGGTATTTAACGCCAAAAGAAAACCCTGGGTTTTAATCCAGGGTTTTTGTACCAAAAACTAATTGATTAGTTTGTGAATGTTGCAGAAGCTGCTGTGGTTCCGCCTGTGGCAGTATCCAATGTAGCAGTTGTCCATGCGCCTGTGGGATACACAGCAATGGCCAATGTGTCTGTACCAGTGTCAGTAACTTCGTACATGGCGATAGTAGCTTTGGTTTGAATAGCAAGCATGGCTGCGTTCAATACTGTACCACTTGTGGCAACGTTGGCCAATGTGATTGTGAAGAAGTCTAACTTTGGGCCGGCCAAGTTAACTGTAGCAGCACTGGTTGCGCTGTTCAACGGTGTTGGGTAACCAGCACCCGGTGAAGCGGCTACGACGCCGCTGTCCATGTTGGCTACTGGTTGGTACGTTCCGTTTGTTGGTGTTGTAATATTTGCCATTTTTTATTCTCCTAATAGTTTGTGGTCTTGGTTGACCTACTTTTATTTATGTTTCTAAATAAAAATTGCCTATTAGGTGCCCTGATCTGGGTTGTTTAGCGCTCTGTTTCCGGCACTAAATCCGAATCTATTGACCAATTTGGCTCGGCCTGCGGGTGTTGCCAATACCCATCCTTCTTGACCTGGTTGTTGTAGGTCAAGTTGACGCAACATATCAGTTTTGATATCGTGCAACAACAAAAATGCTGAGAACGCCGCTGTGATACCATCCATGTTGCTGCGTGGGCTTTGCAAATACTCTGCAATGTTGTTGAACTTGCGTGGTGTTACGTTGGACTGTAACCAATCGCCAAATCCATTCAACAAGTTGTCGTAGTTGCTGGTAATTCTAGAGTTGATGTAGCGTTTGCACAGTTGTGGCAGGTCAGTGATGCCTGCGGCACGCAAGTCACTGGGATTGAACAATCCGTCAATTGCTTTGCCGTAGGTAGAAATAATCTGACTCAGTTGCTTGACCAGTTTGGCATTGAGTTCTACGTTTTGTATATCTTTGACACTGGGCTCGATCATCAACAATCCAGGCACAGGTTCAAGTGTAACTTGCTTGATTGCTTCTGGTGCGCTTTCAGGATCTTTGAATCTTGTGTGTATAGCAACGCCAACTTCACTGTTGCCGATACGTTGTCCCAACTTGCTGTTGGCAGGAATTTTATATTCAACAAAGTTTGGCTTGAACACATATGCACCAGACACTTCTGGTGGTGCAGTTGTATACAACAAGTCACCTTGGATATAGCCACGCATGTTTTCTGGAGTTGCGGCACGTAATAAGGGAAATAACTTTTGGTAGATAGCAACAAGTTCTGTGCGATCACCTTTGCGCATGGCCATCATTCGCTGAATATGTTCCGGCGAAGTTGCTAGCCCGTCGTATCCTTTTGCTCCAAAGCCGCTTTTGTCTGTGAGTACAAACGTGCCGTCGGGCTTGCGACCAAACATGATAGCAGGNTTGCCGTCCCATTTGACAGTGGTGGTTCCGCGAGTGTTTTCGGCAGCATGCCGCATGATTTCCACTGCTTCGCGAATGCCACGTGTTCCTCTTTCAAACACCAGGTCTTCCAAGTGTTCAATACGTGCATCTTTGGCGCCTTCCACAATCACACTCATACCTTGGTTAACAATACGGTCACGCAGACGTGCAAGGAAATCCACTTCTGTGTATTCTTTGTACACTGGCTCTTCGCTTTCCATAAAGGGAACACCCTTTTTGGCAAAATGTTCTCTGGCGTCTTTGAGTTTTGCATCGCGCTTGGGATCACGTTCAAGTGCTGCCACAATAGTTTCTACGCTGTGCAGGTCGTCGCGAGTCGACTGTTTGTTCAACAACAGTTTGGCAATCTTGTCTGGATCATCGCTGATGATTGCGTTGGTGGCACGGTCAGCAATACCGGAGTTTTGGTTCAACTTGTAGCCCATGCTTTTGGCAATGCTGTTCAACAACACATTACGATCTGATCCGCCGTAGTTGCTGTCGCCTGGTGCGCTGAGAATAAACTTGGAAAATGGCACGTTGGTTAGAAACATAAAGTCTGTTTGCACATAGCCCGAGTTGGGATTGCCGCCAATGGGTGTTTTGAAGTGTACAGAAATACCGGACTTTTTGACATACTCGTCGGGCTTGAGTCCGTGACTGGTGGCCCACTGTGTTAGTCTATTGGCCAATTGTTCTTTGCTGACTTGGCCGGCATCCACTGCAAGATCCAAATCACCGGATGTGGGTTTTTTACCTGTAGATCCCAGAGTGTTGTTTTGCAGGTCCAGCCCGGGCAACATCATGTCAAGCCAGGCCAGCGTTGGAGCAACGTCAGTTTGGTTAATGCGTTGAGTCAAAATTTGACCCTTCATGTCTTTGAAAACATTGCCGCCTTCTTTTAATATCATCTTACGTTGTATCCCATTGCTTGTAAAAATTTGTCAACTGCTGGATCACCTGTTCTTGTCAATCGTGTATTCAGATTGTTTGCTTGTTGTAGTATTTTTCCAATGCCCGCTACTTGTCGGTCAGTTATGCCAAGTTTGGCCAACTCCGCAGACATGTCAGGTGCAGGTGTTGCCGGCTGTGCTGCGGCAGGACTACCAGGGTCGCCGTATGCGTATGCCGGATCCCATTTGCCGCGAGTGGAATCAAC